CTGAGTGGGAAGAATCCGGCTATCGTGTCGGATTTGTTCCTGCCAGTGACGTGAACGCCGAAATAACGCTGCCTAGAAGCTCTCACGCGGCGTATAAGGCCGGGTTGGCGATGCGGATAGCCCCACAGTACGGCAAAGCCATATCGCCCGGCTTAATGGCGCTGGCGGTCGAGACAAAGCAGAACTTGGCTAAGGCGACATTAGACCCGCTGACCGTGGCGTTTCCTGATACGCTTCCGACGGGGGCGGGTAATTCTTGCAATGACTTCGCGGAGAATAACTTTTTCCCGCAAAACGAAACTGAAAACTTTTAATGCGCGTCCCGCTTCCAATTGCTGATGGGTTTTATGAGAGCGAATCGCTGCCGCTATCGGCTCAACGGTGCGTTAACTGGATGCCGGTTGTTCCGCAAACACAGGGCAAGCTAAGTCCGCAGGCGCTATTTAATACGCCGGGCATCGAGGAATTTGCCGACGATGTAGGCGGCTACAACCGTGGCGCTCACGTCATGGGCGGAATTGCCTATTTTGTTAACGGGTTAGGGTTATACGAAGTATCCAGCACGGGAGTAACTAATTACCGGGGCGGGGTAGAGGGTAGTGGCCGGGTGTCGATAGCCGATAACGGGCGCTACATGGTTATTGTCGTGCCGGGCAATAAAGCCTACGCATACGACAACACGAACAACACGCTTGAGCAGATCACCGACGCTGATTTCAGGGTTGCCAGTTCAGTGGTCTACAAAGACGGGTATTTCCTTTTCTCTGCGTCGGATGGAACCGTGTTCTTTTCGTCGGCGCTGAACGATCCGTTCACCTATGACGCGCTCGATTTTGCATCGGCTGAAATATCGCCGGATAAGATCGTCGCGCTTCACGTTAACCACAATGAATTGTTTGTTCTGGGTGAATCGACTATCGAGATATTCCAGAACATTGGCGGCGTGGCGTTTCCGTTCCAGCGGATCTCTGGGGCGAACATCCAGAAGGGCTGTTACGCAAAATCCAGTCTGGTTGAATTTGATAATACGTTCCTGTTCATCGGCGGCGGATTAAACGAACGGGCCGCGATATGGCGGGTTACCAGTTCATCGTCGGCATCTAAGATCAGCACGGCGGCGATTGATTACGCCCTGCAACAGTACACACAAAGCGAAATTGCGGATGCCTTCTCGTGGACATATTCATCTAACGGCAATTTCTTCGCCGGGTTCACAATCGACAGTGACACGACGACGGGCCGCACGTTTGTCTATGATGCAACCGCATCGGCGCTGACCCAACAGGCGGTCTGGCACGAACGTTCATCCGGCGTGAATGATGACCGGTGGCGCGTTAATTCGATTCTTTCTGCTTATGGTGGGCTGTACGTTGGTGATTCCAAAGGCGGCAAGATTGGCGAGCTGAAGGACGGAATCTATACCGAGTACGGCGACACAGTGTTGAGAACCAGGACATCACAGCCGTTCGCTATTGATGGGATGCCCGTATTCTCCAATGAGATAGCACTGACGATGGAGTCAGGAACGGGGCTGACAACCGGACAGGGCGACGATCCGCAAATACGAATGGACTGGTCAGACGATGGCGGCAGAACGTTCGGGAGCGAGTTCACGCGCAGCTATGGCGCGAAGGGGAAGTATCAGGTTGTTCCAACGTGGCGGCGGCTTGGTCGATTCCCACAGCAACGAGTATTGAGGTTTACGACATCGGAACCGGTGAAGAGCAACATTCTGAAGATGGAAGCGGAACTGGAACAGGGTTACCAATGAGCAACATTGCGCCGCGCAGAGACGAACCGATCATCGATGGCAACGGCCATATAACGCCACGATTCGCGCAGTATCTTGAGAGCATGAGCCGAACCGTTATCCAGCAAGTTGAAACGGTGCCGGACGAGGTATACAACTCGGTGGCGTTTACGCTACAGGCTCAGGTGGGATCGGATGACCCATTGACCAGCGATGAGACCGGATTTACCGTGGATTCAACGGCCCTAACAGTGGACATGACGCTAGCCTGATGACTAAACAAACGATCAACATAGGCACCTCCGCAAACGACCGCACCGGGGACACCTGGCGCGATGCGATGGACAAAGCCAACGACAACTTTGACGAGCTTTATGCGGCCCCGTCGGGTCTGGCTTCCGTTTTAGCTAACGCCACGGAAACGACTATCTCGACGATTAACACGCCGGTGGTTGCCACTTTCACGGCCACCGATGAAATCAGCACCTATATGACTGTCTCAACGGCAGGGCGCGTGACCTATGACGGGGCAAACGACAAGGAAGTCACCGTAGACATCAACACGACCATTATCACCGCGTCGGGTTCGGCTATTGATGTAACCGTCTATCTTGCCAAAAATGGGTCAGTGATCGCCAATAGCGCCCGATCAAGCGAGGACGCAGGCGCGACGGCTCCGGTTAATACGCTGGTTACCTGGTTGCTATCACTATCGACCGACGATTACCTTGAAATCTGGATCGAGAACAACACCGATACCACCAATCTGATACTGCAAGACGCGGTTTTGAGGGTGAGAGGATGACGGCGGTTGTGATGGTCAACAGCGAACAGAACGCGGCATCAGACACCATCGAGAAGATGTACACGTCGCCAACGGGTACTCGAATAACGGCGTTTGTCGCCGCGAACAGCGGATCGGCTAGCGCGAGTTACAAAGCCTACCTGTACGACTCGACCGAAACAGCATTACCGGCAGTTATTCCAATGACGATTGTTGTGAAGGATAAATCCAGCTTAGGCGCGCCGTTGATTGGGCAATTAATACCGCCCGGCGGATCGCTTAGAATCGAGAGCAGCGGCCCATTAACCTTTCGAGTGACCGGCGATGAACTGTAGGCTCGTAGAGTCGAGAGATTTTGACCTGGTTGACTCCATCATCAAAGACCCCGAGCTTTTCGGGCGGATAAGCGAGGATGGCGTAGACCCGGACACTTACGAAGTAAGCGCGGGATCGGTCTATTACCTGATTTATAAGGGCGACGAGCTTGCCGGTGTTTGGGACTTGCATCACGTTAACTCGGTCACCGTCCAGATACACGCCAACATTCTGAAGCAGCACCGCGATTGCGCGATGGAAGCCGGGTGGTTAATCGTGGATGTGTTCGATAAATCGCGCTATCAGAAAATGATAGCCGAAATCCCGTTCATGTATCCCGACGTTTACCACTACACCAAGAAGTTCGGATTTCTCGATGAAGGCGTTAACCGGCTGTCGATAATGAAGCAAGGGCGTATAATTAGCCAATGGCGGCTAGGTTTGACGAAGCCGCTGGATAGCGTGGAGCAAGGGCATGAGTAAAGTTGTGAAGGGGATATTTGGCGGCAGCGATGCTTCTAAGGACGCGGCACAAGCATCGGCAGCAGGCAGCGCTGCAGCGGTTGCAGAGAACCGGAGGCAGTTTGACAAGACGCAACAAAACCTGCAGCCATTCATTAAAGCAGGGGAACGCGCCCTTATGGAGCAACGAGCGCTGCTAGGGCTTTACGGGGAAGGGCGGCAGAAAAACGCAATCAATCGCTTTGTTGATTCGCCGGGCGAGGCGTTTTTGCGAGAGCGCGGCGAACGAGCATTGCTCCAAAACCAGGCGGCCATTGGCGGGCTGGGGGGCGGGAATGTTCGGTCAGCATTAAACGAACAAGGTATTGGATTTGCCCGGCAGCAGTTCAACAATCACATGGCGCAACTAGCCGGAATGTCAGGCACTGGAAGCACCACGGCGGTCAATCTAGGCGCCATCGGCGCTAATTCAGCCAATGCGATAGGACAAAATTTGCAAGCAGGAGGGCAAGCCAGGGCATCCGGTATTTTGGGGGCGCAACAGGCTAATGCTGATCTGGCCGGAAATGTCATCTCTGCCGGGGCTATGCTATTTTCTGATTCCAGATTGAAAACTAATGTCGTTAAAATCGGCACTCATTCCAGTGGTCTAGGCTGGTATCGATGGGAATGGAACGAAGAAGGCAAACGGGTTGCCGGTTCCGATCCGACTGAAGGGTTTATTGCTCAGGAAGTGCAGAAACTTTACCCGGCTGCTATCGGTGAGCGTGAAGGCTATCTGACGGTTGATTATCGGAGGGTTGCATAATGCCGACGTTAGCAAATATTAATGGGGCATCGCTGACGGCTGATTTGAGCGGCGCATTGCAGCAAGGGCTGTTAACCCGGTCAAGGCTCGATACCCAACAGCAGAACCGCGACGTTAAGCAGGCCGGTTTAGACCGACAGAACCAGATAGAGATTTTGCGCGGTCAAGCGATCCCTGGAACGCCGGGATTTAATCCCAATGCTGAAATGGAGATGATGGCGCTCGACCCTGACGGAGCTGAAAAGATATTCAATGGTTTGGGCGCGCAATCCGAAATG